TGAGATCAGCAGCAGAGTCGGCAAAAGCCTCGCCGAGGAACGCAATCATTCGCTTCCGCTAAGGGGTAAACGGCACACGTTTGTATCTGTAGTCAATTGATCGAGCTTCGAGCTCTTGATCAGACACCGCAGGCCGACGTGTCGCTCACTCCCAAAGGGGAGAGCAAATGGATTCATGCGGATACAAAGGGAACGCTCGAAGAGCTCGAACGTAACCCCATCCACAACGATGACCCTCCCTAGGTCCCGAGAAACGGGTACGTAAGGTCGGTTCTCGACTAAACTGGATATCCTACCATAGTAATCCACCGGATGCTTCCCCTGGAGCTCAAAGAACTGACTCACAGAAGGAGGAAGGACCATTTTGGGGGATGGATCACCGAGAAGAGTGGCCAAAGGGGGACGAGAATTCCCTCCACGGGGTCCCTCACGGGCGAAGCGAGCGAACAGTCGCTTCCAGTTTCCCCGGCTCGCTGGCAGATAAGACTCCTCATCCCGAGTAGCAAGACCCGCCTGTCGCCAGTACAGGAATTGCTCATCCTCGGGGACTACACGGTCCTTCATCCACCGGGGCTCGTCGTCTCGAGCCCCCTTCTCGCGCTGGCGCAAAGAGCTAGCCAAACGCTCACCCGCTCGCACCCAAGAGGGCACGGTCGTCTCCTCCGAAGGAAACGTCGTGGGCTCCTTCAGGGTCTGAAGAAGGAACGCAGCGAAATTGAGCTGCATGTCGGAGAAATCATCCTCCGACAGCTTGCGGGTGATGGGGAGACCTAGGCCGCCCAGATGGGCGGGCAACCAATAGCTCATCCCCTGGGGAATCCTCTGAAGGAGACCCCGATGACTCCGGAGAAACCAAGTCATCATAGCGTCCCGGAGCTTTCCGGAAAAGCCGTCTAAAAAGCCCTCGGCAAGAGCCGGCAGGTCCTGGTAGTCCCTCTCCCTCCCCCCCTTCGGATCGAAGGGGGAGAGATAGCCAAAGTTGACATAGGGAACGTGGGAAAACACAAGGGTGCTTACTGGGAGTCCCGTCACGAGAGACGGGCGAGTCCAGGCACCGACTGTAAACAGTTTGGAGTTAATCTGAACGAACTCGGCGGAGACATAGGTCTTCCCCGGGGAGTCGTTTAACCCCAGCTGTTTTGCGTCGGAAATCCAGCTCGAATAAACCCAGGCGTTCTCTTGTACGAACAGGCCATCATCGCCGTTAATCAACAGCGGGGCCTCCCTCAAAGAGAGGGGCGGTTGGTAGTCAGCCAACGGCTCGTCAACAAGATCACCCCAATCACGGCTCATAGGAGCCTCCATTGCAGCGCGGCAAACAGCCGCATTGATTAAGCAGAGAATCGGAAAACTAACGGGAGATCCCATCAGCTGTCCGTTCGTCTGTTTGCGTGCAACGAATTGACCATTTTCCGTGTAAAGGAGCGTGTGACCCGTTAACGCGGCTGTCGCGACCTCGAGATCGAAGTCAGACAAGCCGGAACACTCGGCCACACAACGCATACACCACTCGGAAGCCCACGACATCAAGCCATCCGTGGCATCAGAGTAGTCCACCGAGACAAAGACACTTCCTGGCGGCTGGTCCCCGAAGCGATCCATCAGGACCTCTTCGGTTACCGGCCGACCAATTAACTGGAAGCACGGGTGGTCCTTGAGAACGGTCCACATGAACTTCTGGAGATCCTTTAGATAGTAATACGTATCCTCGGGCCCAAGCGAAACTATTCGGGTTTTGCACGGTTCCCTGACCGCCATCGGTCTCGCACGCATAGCATGCTGGAACCGAGAGTGGTCGGGTGAAAAGAACCGTGCCCGATACCCGGGTTTCGCCAAATCTCGACGGACGTTGTCCAACAGGCAAGAAGCAAAGGCCTGTTGTGAGGCGTCCGTGAGGGGCTCGATGGGCGCACAACCTACCCTAGGATCAAAAACCATCCCAGAAGGAGCGCACTCCGAGACATGATCCAAAGTTCGGAGTATAGCGCTCGCCGCGCCTCCCGTCTTCCCAGCAGTCCCAACATGTCCCTTACGAGAAGGAAACATGGGGCGCCTGCGATGGGAGAAGGTCTTTCCATCAAAGACTTCCCAGACGGTGCGCCGGATCTCATCCTTTAGACGTTGACTGTGAGATCTTTCCACAGCCTCACGAGGAAAAGTTCCGACGACTTCTGTCAGCAACCGACGGTGTTTCTCCAAGGCCGCCCCGACCGTGTCCTCTGACACGACGGCCGTACCTTTAGAGAGAAATCGAAGGGTGAGAGCACGTGCCAGAGAACGCACGTGTTTGGGATTCACAGACAGTCTCTTACGGAGCTTCTGTACCACGCGGCTAAGGAAATGGCCAGCCCTCCCTGGGAGGACGGTCATAACCACCGCCGACTTACTTGGTGTCATCCCCACCCTCTCGCGGATAGTTGGCGGGGCAACCGGCAAAGGCTGCCCCGTGCAAAAACTAAACAACGCGACGAACCACCATTTTAAAATTGGTGTAAGATCGTTCGCACGCGACCAACTCTCCCACCTCTGGAACCAGCCTACAATCTCGGCTCTGTCCAGGGGCTTAACATTAAAAACGAGCAGCAGGCACCGATAGACGTGTGCAATATTATGGGCGACGATCCCCCGGTGTTCGTCCCCATCTGCTGCAAACTGGCAGAGAGCCTTAATCGCCTCGCTGTGGCCTTCCCTTTCAGGGTCGGACCACAAGGGCAATTCTCTGCCAGTGGAGGATATTCCTTCCAGCCAGTCATGAATGAAACTTAATAAATCGCGTTTTGTTTCGCTCATGGTTTACACTGATGTGACTTCTAGGAAACTAGGGCCGCCG